GGGCTGCACACGTCACAGGTATCACAACAAGATCTGTTACATCTGCTGTAAATCATAACAGCGGAACTGGAACAACCAACAAGCCAGTTAACTTTACTCTCTACAACGGGCGTGACGGAGCACAGCCACGTGCTGCAGATTACATCAACGGATACAATCTGTTTAAGTCTGCAGAATCTGTTGACGTTTCGTTGATTCTTGGTGGCGGACACTCTACTTCGACTGTTCCTATTCATATCATCAATAACATCACTGAGTATCGTAAAGACTGTATTGCTATCTTCTCGCCACGTCAAGCTGACGTCGTGAATAACTCTGGATATGCTGGTGCAGAAGTAGATAGTATCATCGCGTTTAAAAACCAAATTGGTATCTCAACTTCTTACGCAGTAATGGATTCTGGATGGAAGTATCAGTACGACAAGTATAACGATCTCTTCCGCTACGTTCCTTGCAACGGCGACACTGCTGGTACAATGGTTCGCACGGATATCGAGCGTGATCCTTGGTACTCACCAGCAGGTTTCAACCGCGGACAGATTAAGAATGTTATTAAGTTGGCGTTCAATCCTAATAAGTCTGAACGTGACGCCCTCTACAAGGCTGGTGTCAATCCAATCACAACATTCCCAGGCGAAGGAACTATCCTGTTCGGTGATAAGACGATGCTCACAAAGCCATCTGCTTTTGACCGTATCAACGTTCGTCGTCTGTTCATTGTTCTGGAAAAGGCAATCGCTACAGCAGCCAAGTATACTCTGTTCGAGTTCAACGATGCGTTCACTCGTGCTCAGTTCAAGGCTCTTGTAGAACCATTCCTGCGTGACGTTCAGGGTCGTCGTGGTATCACAGACTTCCGTGTTGTTTGTGACGAAACAAACAATACGCCAGAAGTTATTGACCGCAACGAGTTCATCGGTGATATCTACATCAAGCCAGCTCGTTCAATCAACTTCATCCAGCTCAACTTCGTAGCAGTTCGCACGGGTGTTGACTTCACTGAAGTTGTAGGAAAGTTCTAATCGGCGGACTAAATATCAGAAAGGATAGGGAGAAAAACTAATGCCCTTTAATGTATCTACGTTCGCCGCAAGAGGATTACCATATGGTGGCGCAAGAGCATCTCTCTTTGAGGTGTTCTTGACGCTCCCAGCAGGTATCGCAGAGCCAACAGCTGAACAGCAATTTACGTTCGTATGTAAGGCTACTTCGATTCCAACATCTTCAGTAGGCACTATCGAAGTCCCTTACTTTGGTCGTAAGGTAAAGATGGCTGGTAACCGCACGTTCGAAAACTGGACGGTTACAGTTCTCAATGATGAAGACTTCCTGGTTCGTAACGCTTTCGAACTCTGGAGCTCATTCATCAACTCACACGAAAACAATCTTCGTAATCCATCAGTAATCACTGAGCAGGGTCTCGCTTCGTATCGCACAACAGCTACAGTTCGTCATTATGCTAAGACGGGCGTGTTCGCTGGCGGTACTACATCAGGCGATGCTGCTATTCCAACTCGCGAATATTCATTCATTAACATCTTCCCAGTAAACGTTGGTAACATCGAACTGAATTGGGAAACAACTGATGCTATCGAAGAATTCACTGTAGAGTTTGCCTACGATTACTGGACTGTTGACGCTGACGTTAACGGTAGGGTGATCAACGAGTAATTTGATCGCCGTTTTGTTATAAATTAAGTTGAAGGAAAATTAATGGCGATCGAATTATTTGGCTTCCGCATTGGAAGGGACAACGACGTTGCTGAAAAGCAAGCAGTCCAAATCCCTTCATTTGCCCCACCTCCTAATCTTGACGGCGCGATGGAAGTCGCGCCTGGTGGCGCATATGGAACATATGTTGATCTAGAAGGTACAGCTAAGAACGAAGCAGAACTCGTAACTCGATATCGCGAAATGTCGATGTATCCAGAGTGCGAGTCTGCTGTCGATGACGTTGTTAATGAAGCCATCATCTCAAATGAACATGATGATCCAGTCTCACTCAATCTCGACAAACTAGAACAGCCAGACAGCATCAAGAAGCGCATTGAAGAAGAGTTCAATGAAATTCTAACTCTGCTCGACTTTAATAGCATGGCTTATGAAATCTTCCGTCGTTGGTATATCGACGGTCGTTTGTTCTATCACATCATGATTGACACAGCTCAGCCTCGCAAGGGCATTCAAGAGCTGCGTTACATCGATCCTCGTCGTATCCGCAAGATTCGTCAGCCAATCAAGAGAACGCCAGTTGTTGGGCAGAACTCTAAGCTGATTGCTCCTCCATACGAAGAATACTATCTCTTCAATCCAGCAGGTCTTTCATCTGGTACGCTCACACAGGGTGTAAAGATTTCGAAAGATGCTATCTGCTACGTTCACAGCGGTTTGCTTGACGCTCGCAATCGCATGGTTCTTTCGCATCTACACAAAGCGATCAAGCCACTTAATCAGTTGCGTATGCTCGAAGACGCGGTAGTTATCTATCGTCTCGCGCGCGCTCCCGAGCGTCGTATCTTCTACATTGACGTTGGTAATCTTCCCAAAGCAAAAGCTGAACAGTATGTTCGCGACATGATGGTTCGTCACAAAAATCGTCTGGTCTACGATGCGAACAACGGCGAAATCAAAGACGCTCGTAAGTTCATGACTATGCTTGAGGATTATTGGCTCCCACGCCGCGAGGGTGGACGTGGTACAGAAATTACCACGTTGCCTGGCGGTGAGAATCTTGGGCAGATGGATGACGTAGACTACTTCCGCAAGAAGCTCTACAAGTCTCTGTCAGTTCCTATCTCGCGCCTTGAACCAGACGGTCAGTTCTCGCTTGGTCGTTCAGGTGAAATCACACGCGACGAAGTAAAGTATGCCAAGTTCGTTGAGCGTCTGCGCGATCGTTTTACACATCTGTTTGATAATCTGTTAGAAATCCAACTGCTCCTCAAGGGTGTAATGACCCGCGAAGAGTGGAAGGATATGAAGAACGATATCAAGTATGATTTCCAGCGTGACAACTACTACGCTGAAATCAAAGAACAGGATATGATGAATAATCGTCTTGCTGTTCTTGGTGTTGTTGACGCATACGTTGGTAAGTATTACTCAGTCGAGTGGATTCGTAAGAACGTTCTTCGTCAAACTGAAGACGAGATGAAAGAAATGGATCAGCAGATGGCTATTGAGGGTCAGGCTGAAGCTGAGGCTAACGCAGAGCAGCAGCAAAACAATGATCAGAATATAGCTAACACGCAACCACAAAAAGAAAAATCAACGCCACAAAAAGTTGAAATTAGAGTCAAGAATGATACTTCTGGCACAAAGAAAGTAACGGCGAAAGAAGAAACCGTTCCTTTCATTCCTAAAATATTAACAGAAGAAGATAAGAAGCTCATCGAAAGCATGACTCGTGCTATTGAAAAGGTTTCTAAAGAAGATCTTGACGACGTGGAAGAAGAGATCAAGGATGCTATCTAAAAATGAAAGAGTTAGAAAAAGCTCAGATTCTTTCCATAGCTGCCAAGTTCGCTAAGGCAGAAGCGGAAGAACTACGCAAAAATCTACTCGAAAATAGCATATCTGAAGTAGAAAAGGCTAAAATACTTTCTATCTCTTCCAAGTTTGCCAAACAAGAAGCAAACGAAATCAAGCGCGAAATCCTAGAACAAATCAAAACTCTTTCAGAGTCTAACGGAGTGTTGGAGCTGAAGGAAGTTCGCTTGCGTGGACCTGAAGGTCGACGTGGTCCAAAAGGTAACAAAGGTGATATTGGTCCACGCGGTCTTATTGGTGAACAAGGCGAGATTGGTATTCGCGGCGAGAAAGGCGAAAAGGGAGACAGAGGTGATAAGGGTGATCCAGGTGAGCGCGGTCCGGTAGGTCCAGTTGGTCCAGTCGGACCTATGGCTGATATCACTCCGCTTCGCAAAGAAGTAGAGCAGTTTCTTGACGGCGCAGAAAAGCGCATCTCGCGTATCGCATTTTCTGCCGCAATGGGTCTTGGTCGTAGTTCTGGATCTGGTGAAGTCAATCTTCACAAACTCGATGACGTTGATTATACCAGCTTGAAGAACGCGAGCAATGGTCAAGCACTTGTCTATAACTCAGCGACTGGTAAATGGCAAGCTGGAACAGTTGCTGGAGGAGGTGGTAATACAGCTCCGCTTCTTGTTACGAAATCAGAACTTGGTGACCTAAACGAAAACGATCTAGTTGTCGTAAACGTAACAGGCGCGTCTTCAAACACAATCAATGTATTAACGAATGCTCTTAATAATGCGCTCTCACAGATCGCTGCTCTAGAAGCTCGTATCGACGCTCTGGAGAATCCATGAGCCATCCGATTGGAGTAGCCAACACAAGTTCTACAACAACAATTAAATCTCTGCGACTTAAGGTCAATGAGATCATTGATGCTGTTAATGAAATTGGTAGTAATGAACACATCTACATTGAAGTAACGAATGCGAACGCAAAGTTCGCAACTAAAGCATACGCTGCATCTAATGTGGCTGTTCGCGCACTTATCAATGACAGAATTCAAGTAGCCAATGTAGCTAATAAATATGCTACGAAGGCTTATGCTGCATCGAACGCATATGTAAAGTTGTTGCTTGCAAACACTAACTCTTACATAGCGTCTGTTGTTGCTGCTTCTCCTTCATCGGGGGGTTTTGATTATGGCTTTATTACATCTGCGGTTGATCCAGATACACAACAGGATTACGGAACGCTGTAATGGCTATCGAGATAAAGTTCAGAAGAGGTACGGCCACTCAGCACAATTCGTTCACTGGAGCGAACGGTGAGATAACGGTTGATACCACTAACAAGACGATCCGTGTTCATGACGGATCGACTGTTGGTGGAACGCGTCTTGCAAAGTTTAATGAGATAGGCGCAGCTTCAGCTAATCTACTCAGCGTCACGACTAACATTGTTCCGCAAGCGAACATAACATACGATCTTGGCACACCTACCAAAAGATGGAGATCACTTTATCTAGCTGGTAATACAATTTATCTTGCCGGAGCCCAAATCAAAGCCAGTGGTAACGGTGTTATCACTTTTGTAACTAGTAACAATCAACCTGCTACTATTCAAGCATCACAGCTTGTCGTTACAGCCAATACACCAAGCACGTTCGAAAAACTAACAATTACAAATCTTGTATTGAACAACGTTCTTGGTGTTCAATACGGTGGCACAGGCAAATCTTCATTGACGCAAAATGGCGTGATGTACGCTTCAAATAGCACAGCGTTTGCTTTTGCTACAGGATCAAGCGGCAAAGTAATGCAGATCGGATCTAACGGGATTCCCAAGTTCGATGACGTGGATGGAGGTTCTTATTCGTAAATGTCTGATACATTTGAAGAGGGCAAAGAGCTTGAAGTTATCAATGAGTTTATGGAGCAGCAGCAGACCAAAATCAATCAGCTGCAGCAACAGATACTTTTACTGACGACTAAAAATACTATGCTCGAAAAAGAACTCAATAAGCTAAAAAGTATAAATAGCGAGTATAAAGAACAACTCGATAAACTCACTAGAGTTGATCGAAAAAGTTTAAGCAATTATCTTGATGATGTCACTAGTGAAAGAAACGAAGCAGTTCTAAAAGAAAAAATAAAACGTCAACAAAAACGCAAGAGCTCTGACGGCTCAATGTTTAAAAACAGAGGTGTAGGAAATGGCATCAATAATTAAAATCAAAAGAAGTACGACGCCAGGGGCTGCGCCGTCTGCACTTGTTGCAGGTGAAATTGCCGTCAACATTCCTGATCGTCAGCTATTCGTCGGTGATGGAGCAACGATCTATCGAATTGGCGCTCAGTACCTTTCGGTAGCCAATGCTTCTGCAGTATATGCGACGAAAGCATATGCAGCAGCCAACTCGTATGTAAATACTCTTCTTGCGAATACAAATTCTTATATCGCAACAAAAGTCAATACGACTACGTTCAATTCTGCATTAGCTAATACCAACTCATACATTGCGACTAAGCTAAACACAAGCACCCATAATACAGATCTTGCTAATACGAATTCATACATTGCTACACAAGCAACTCGTATTGGGCTTGTTAATACAAACCTTGTCAATACCAATACAGCGCTCCGTACACTTATCTCGGATCGCCTTCAGGTTGCTAATGCTGCATCAACGTATGAAACAAAATCTACAGCTGATGCTCGTTTAGCTAATACCAATTCGTACATTGCAACTAAGGTCAGCACAAGCACATTCAATTCTGCGCTTGCTAATACCAACACATATATTGCAACCAAAGCTAACGCATCCAATCCAACAACATCTGGTTTGTTAGCACATACTGGTCGTGCGACTATCAGCACAAACCTTTCGGTTTCTGGTAATACAACACTTGGTGGAACTCTTGTTGCTAACAATACAGCAGGAACTTCTGGCTACTATCTGAGAACATCTGGAACTGGTGTCTATTGGGCTCCTCTGGATACAGCTAATCTCAACGTTGCCAAATACCTAGAAGTTGCTAATGCAGTTTCTACTTACGCAGTCAAGTCAAGTCCGTCAACATCAGGGTTCTTCAATCACTCAGGTCGCTTGACCGTTGGAACAAACCTTGCTGTTTCTGGTAACACACGAATCAGCGGTTCTACAATCATTGACGGCGATCTGACTGTTGAAGGTGCAGTAACTTATATTTCTTCATCGACTCTGAACGTTGATGACTCGATGATTAAGTTGGCTGCTAATAACTCGACAGACGCAGTTGACGTAGGTTTCTATGGTAAGTATGCTTCATCAGGAACAAAGTATTCTGGTTTGTTCCGCGATGCAACAGACGGTGTGTTCAAGTTCTATACAGGTTCTCAAACAGAACCAGGAACAACAGTAGATACTGGTGCAGCTGGCTATGCAGTTGCTACAATCGAAGCTGTAGTTGACGGCGGAACATACTAATATAAATTGATATGCACAGGTGGGTGACAAGTGCTTCACCCACCTTTCCTTTCTAGGAGTCGAGTGTGGCATCAACAATTAAAATCAAACGCAGTGGCGTTTTGGGTAAACAACCAAACACAGCTTCGCTGAGCGTTGGTGAACTTGCAATCAATTATAAAGATCAGAAACTTTACTCTTCCAACGGTACGGCTGTATTCGAAATTGGTGGTGGCAGTGGCGGATTAGTTTCTACTACAACATCTCTTGTAAAAAATCTAACGCAAAATGATACAGTTGTTACTGGTGTTACAGCAGCTGTATCAACAAATTATCTCCAAGTTTCTAATGCTTCCGCAACCTATGCCACAAAAGCATATGCTGCGTCAAATAGCTATGTCAAAACTATACTAGCCAATACAAACGCTTATATTGCAACAAGAGCAAGCTGGACTGCGCTCACTGGCACAAACACTGCTCTTCGTACACTTATCAGTGATCGTTTACAAGTGGCTAATGCTGTAGCAATCTATCAAACAAAAACTATTGAACGTGCTGCACTTGCTAACACAAACTCTTCAATTGCTACGCAAACATCGCGTATTACACTGGTCAATACAAATCTAACGGGAACCAATACTGCTCTTCGCGCACTTATTTCTGACAGATTACAAGTAGCCAACGCATCAACGTTATACGCTACAAAATCAAATCCAGCTACATCTGGTCTACTAGCACATACTGGTCGTGCTACAATTTCCACAAACTTATATGTTGCTGGTAACACCGTCTTAGGCAATCCTGCTGTTGTAACAGACAGAACAGTTATCAACGGTGTAACAGTAGCCAATGGTCAATTGAGCGTATCAGGTAACACAATACTTGGTGGAACTCTTGTAGCAAACAATACAGCTGGTGTGTCTGGTTATTATCTTCGCACGTCTGGAACAGGTGTCTATTGGTCTCCTGTATCTGGAGGCGGTGGAAGTGCAGCCAACGGATTCTCTGGTATCCTTGTAGGTGCTAACGTAGTTTCAGCAGACTCAACAACTGATAGACTTACTCTAGTTGCTGGATCGGGTATTACACTTGCTGGAAATCCAACAACAGATACCATTACTATTTCTTCTTCAACCACAACAGCAGGTATTGGATTTTTAATTGACGGCGGCGGATCAGCTATCACAACAGGCATAAAAGGTGATTTGCAAATTCCATTTAATTCTACGATTACATCGTGGTCTTTAATGGCAGATCAATCTGGTAGTGCTGTAGTAGACATATGGAAAGATACGTTCGCTAACTATCCTCCGACTGTTGCAGATACAATTACTGGTTCTGCTAAACCAACATTAACATCTCAAACGAGCGCGACTAGTTCTACATTGACTGGATGGACTACATCAATTACAGCTGGAGATACTCTGCGTTTCAATATAGATAGTTCTACGACTATAACAAGATTAACACTATCACTAAACTTAACGAGGACTTAATATGATTACTATTCTTGAAAACGGTATGATAAGCGACTCATTTCAAATGGGTAGTGAGCCTTTGATTTATAATGATGCAATAGTTATGTATCAAAAAGATTATGAAAATTTGTCGGCTGAAGAAATCGCTGAGATCAAACAACAGCGATATAATAATTGGATTGCTATCATAAACCAGCCTGTATCCGAAGTACCGACTGAAGAACCAGTCGTACAGGAGTAATGCATGGCAAACAGATTTTGGGTTGGCGGTACCGGCAACTGGAGTGATACTGCTCGGTGGTCAGCGACATCTGGTGGCGCGGGCGGCGCATCTGTGCCTGGCACGAACGATGCTGCAATCTTTAACGCCTCATCTGGAACAGGCGTTGCCACCTTAGACAGCAGCGTCACAATTCAAACGCTAACAATGACCGGCTATACAGGGACTCTTGCGTTTGGAACCAACACAATTTCACTTAATAGCACTGGCACAGTTTTCACTGGAGGAACGGGTGTCACCGTAACTGGTACACCTGTTATCAATATCACAAACAATACAGCAACAGCTACGACAGTAGCCGCCACTGCGGTAAGTGAAGCAAATAGCATCAGTTTCAATTTCACCGCTGGGACTTACGCGCTAACGCTTACGGGCAACGTGCGGTCTCTTAATTTTACGGGATTTGCAGGAACACTTTCAAATGCTGCCAGAACTATTTACGGGAACCTAACGGTTTCCTCCGGCATGACACTAACTGGTGGAACAAACACTCAAACTTTTGCAAAAACAGGTGGAACCCAAAACATAACTGTTGCATCTTTAAAAGTATTAGATTTTCCAATTACGTTTGCGGGAACAGCGACTTATTCTTTGAATAGTGCTGTAACTATTGGTACAACTGCTGCTGATAGAAATGTTACATTAACAACAGGAACGTTAGAAGTAAATTCGTTCAGCTTTGATATCTATGGTACATTTATTTCTTCGGGTACAGGTGTTAGAAGAATTCAAAGGTCTGGTAATGGTATCATAACCGTAAGACCTGTATCAGCTGCAACATTTTGGAATACCTCTACGGTAACTAACTTAACAACTGATGGAAATGTTTTAGTTGTTGTATTTGGTACTAACAATATATCGCAAACTATTTCAGCTGGTCAATTATCTGAAGCTAATGCTATTAGATTTTCTATTTCATCTCTCAATGGAACTACATCATTTACAGCTGGAGATACAGTAAAAAGTTTAGGTTTGTCTAACAGCGCCTATACACTATCAAACGTTGCAATTACAATTTATGGTGATGTGGCAATTAATGGTACAATACCAACACTTGCCGCTGGTGCAAACGCATGGACGTTTGCAGGCTCTGGCACTCAAACTATTACTACTAATGGCAAAACATTAGATTTTCCTATCACGTTTAGTGGTACTGGAACCTACAGTTTAGGAAGTGCTTTGTCTGTTGGAACCTCTACATCTAGAACAGTTACATTAACTTCTGGTACATTAGAATTAAATTCATATACGTTTACATTATTTGGTATATTTTCTTCTTCGGGTACAGGTGTTAGAAAAATACAAAGGTCTAGCGTAGGCGGCAAAATTGTATTATCGTTGAATACTCTTGCCACAGTTTGGAATACCGCTACGGTAACTAACTTAACAACTGATGGAAATGTTCTTGTCCAGTTAACAGGTGGTGGTGCAGTAACCAAAACAATTTCTGCAGGTGCTTTAACAGAAGCAAATTCTATAAGTTTTCAATTATCTACAACAGCTGGAACAGTTGCTTTTACAACATCTGATACTATAAAAGATCTTACTATTGATAACAATAGTTTTAGCATATCCACTAATATAGTTATTACAATTTACGGAAATTTAACTATAGCTGGTACTAGCCCTACACTAACGGCTGGTGTAAACAATTGGACGTTTGCAGCAACATCTTCAAAAACAATTACAACTAATGGCAAAACGCTCGATTTTCCAATTGTATTTAATGGTGTAGGAGGTTCTTGGACACTTCAAAGTGCTTTAACTACTTCTTCTAGTGTGACTCTGACAAACGGCACATTTAGTGCGGCCACGTATAATGTTACTATTCCAGTCTTCAGCTCAAACGTAACTAACACTAGAACACTCAATTTAGGAACTGGTACCTGGACTATATCTAGCTCTGGTTTATCGTGGAATATAAATGGTACTAATTTAACTCTAAATGCTAGCTCATCTACAATTTTACTTACTAATACCGGAACCACGACTTTCAGTGGTGGGAGCAAAACTTACTACAATGTCTCGTTTACAGGATCTGCAGGAAATGGTCACCTATCTGTAAATGGAAGCAACACTTTTAATAATTTAACTTTACAAAATGCTTGTGATTTAATACTACAATCAACAACTACTAATACATTTGCTTCTCTTACGACTAGTGGAGCTACTCGCTCGTCTACTAATACTATTAGAGCAAGCACTGTTGGATCTCGTGCAAATATTGTTTACACAGGAGCAACTCGTATTGTTGTTCCATATGCAGCTGTTAGAGATATTTCTGCAAACGTTCCAAATATATGGTATATGGTAAACGGTTCAGTTGATAATGGCAACAACAACAATATAATGTTTGCAAATCCTATTCTTTATTGGATAGGTGGTAGTGGCACTTGGAATGCTTCCTCTAATGCTAATTGGTCAAATACTTCGGGTGGAAGTGTTAGTTCTTATATTCCAGATCAATATACAGATGTTATATTTGATGCAAACTCAGATTCAGGCGCAGGCTTTGCAGTTACAGTAAGCACCGGAGCAGTATGTCACTCAATGACAGCCTCTGGTTTAGATAATAATATGACACTTAGTGGCAGTTCAACTTTAACCGTTTATGGTAGCTTGTCTTTACCTTCAACCAATTTTACACAGAGTTATACAGGTACTCTAACTTTTGCTGGCGGTGAGCTTGGGTTAACTATTACAACAAATAGTAATGTATTTTCTGCAATTACATTCAATGGTCCACTAGGTGAGTGGACTCTCCAGGATGCATTAACAACAACTGGTACTGCTATTCTTACTTTTGGAACTCTAGCTCTAGGAGCATTTACTTTTACTTGTAATAAATTTGACTCCAATAACTCTAATACTAGAGCAATAAATTTTGGTACTGGTAGGATAGTACTCACATCATCGTCTGCAGAAATTGTATGGGATACTACCACTAATAACGGTTTAATTATCTCTGGTAGTCTTCTTGTACAACTAACTGGTGGAGGAGCTACAACTAAAACTATATCTGCTGGCCCAGCAGTATCAAACAGATCATATAATTTTCAACTATCAACAACTTCAGGCACTGTAACATTTACTTCAGGTAACGGTGTAAAAAATCTTATAATTGACAACAATTCCTTTACACTATCAAACGTTGCAATTACAATTTACGGTGATTTAACAATTGCTGGTACTACACCAACACTTACTGCAGGTACAAATATTTGGACATTTGCTGCTACTACTGGTACACAATCAATAACAACAAATGGAAAAATTTTAGATTTTCCAATCACGTTTAATGGCGTTGGTGGTACTTGGGCACTTCAGGACGCATTAACAATAGGCACATCAACTTCTAGAACAGTAACATTAACAAACGGCACTTTAGATTTAAATTCATATACAATGACTATATTTGGTATTTTCAGTTCTTCAAATTCAAACACTAGAAGAATACAAACAACTGGTTCCGGTGGTAAAATAGTATTGAGTTTAAATACTGCTGCGACTGTATGGAGTACTCCTACTGTAACTAATATGACTACTGACGGTAATATTCTTGTTCAATTAACTGGTGGTGGTACAAATCAAGTTAAAACAATTTCTGCTGGTGCATTATCAGAAGCAAATTCAATTAGTTTTCAATTATCTAACACTGCTTCAACAACAACTTTTACAACCTCTAACACAATTAAAAATCTCACAATCGACAACAACTCTTTTACTGTTAGCAATATTGCGCTTACAATATATGGAAATTTGCTTATTGGAGGAACAACAGTCACATTAACCGCTGGCACCAACATTTGGACATTTGCTGCTACTAGTGGTACTAAAACAATCACAACAAATGGTGCAACATTAGTTTTTCCACTTACGTTTAATGGTGTTGGTGGTACTTGGGCACTTCAAGATGCTCTTACAATGAATTCTTCTAGAGTTATAACTCTAACCAATGGGACTTTCAATTTAAATAATTATACATGTACTGCTGCTGGCGGATTTACTGCTACTGGATCAGGCAGTAAAGTATTGGCTCATGGAACTGGAGATTTAGTAATAAGCCTAGCAGGAGCAGCTGCGTTCAACGGCAACGATCTTGGCGTCACTGATGGAAGTGCTGCTCCAGTTACTATAACAAATAGCGGAACAGCCTTATACGATCATGCTACTCCGTTTGTCAGTGGGGCTAGTGGTAGTATATTGTTCAATGGCACAAGTCAATTCTTGAATGTCCCTGCTAATAATGCATTTTTATTCGATGCTGGTAACTTTACTATTGAAGCATGGATACGTCCGACTTCTTTAGGAGCACTCAGGGGTATCGCTAACACTTGGCAACTAGGTGGTGCATGGAATTGGAACGTTACATCTGGCAGATATTTAAACTTTGCATTCACTAACGCCGCTTCGGGTATTTCAACCGTTAGTTTTACCGGAACAACTCGACAAGTAACAGCAAATTCTTGGAATCATGTAGCAGTAGTTAGGAATGGCAATACTATAACATTATATGTAAATGGAGTTGCAGATGCTACTACATTTAATGCCACTGGTATGACAATGTATTATTATGATGGCTCCGCCAAACCTTTAAAAATTGGTGTAGGTTCTGATACTACTGGCTACTTTCCGGGGCAAATTACAAACTTTAGAATTGTAAAAGGAACAGCAGTTTATACAGCTAACTTCACACCATCTACATCACCAGTGACCGCAGTTTCTGGAACTTCAATATTGGTTCAACAAAATCTTATTTCAGCAGGGACGCTTACTTCAACAGGTACTGGTAAAATAAATATGACCTCTGCTACTGCAAAAACATTCGTCGGTGGTGATAACTCATATAACACTCTCAATCAGGGCGGTGCAGGAACACTTACTATTAGCGGGACAAACACTTTTCGAAATATCACAAATAGCGTTCAACCAGCTACTATATTGTTTACAGCTGGTACGACTAATACTTTTACAAATGATTTTGATTTGAATGGTACTAGCGGAAACTTAATTACAATAGGCAGTGATACTCCTGCTTCTAATTTCACACTATCTAAATCTTCAGGAACAGTAGACGTTTCGTTCTGTAGTATCAGTGACTCTATTGCAACCGGCGGTGCTGCGTGGTATGCTGGAACTACTTCAACAAATGGCGGTAATAATACGGGTTGGTTATTTACAAATTTTGTTGTCGCAGCAACTTCAGCATTTTTAGCATTCTTTTTTCCATAGTATTAAATATACAACATATAAATAGTAATAATAAAATAGGGGAAAGGGAACCTATTAATGGCAGACAAAGCTTTTATAGTAAAAAACGGTCTAATAGTTAATACAAACTTGATCTATACTTCTGGATCGAATGTTGGTATCATGACTACTACACCAGGAGCTACTCTTGCAGTAAATGGCAACATCTCTGCAACAGCAAATATTCAGGTTGGTAGTGTTAATATAAATACTAGTATGGTAACTGTGTCAACATCTAATGTCATGACATACGCTACTACACTAAAAGTGTATTATGCAAATAATACGATAGCTTTTCCAACTTAATAATGTTTAAGGTGTATTGATGGGAAGACCGCTTAAAATAGATACTTCTACTTCACCAGTCTCTTTTAAAGAGATGAGCGATGCTGATTACGATTATGCAACGCATATCGTTCTAACACAATTTGCTGCTTCTAACACGGGTGTTGGTACTGTATCTCCTAATAGTTCTTTTACATTAATAGGTACATTTAGTGATACATATAGACCATACACTGTTGGCCAACACCCAGTTGGTACTGATATCACGACAGTAACGTATAACTTCTATCAGGATCTGGGAGCTGCTACTGAAAATTTAGTTAGACCAGTTCATTATAGCGCCGGCGCTAATACTTTTGAACAAGATGATACAACTCTTAATACGACAATAATTTCAAATGCATTGGCCAATCTAGTAAATTCTGGTGTTGGCAGTTATTCATTGTCTCCTACTACTCCTGTCGGCGGTACATGGGTTGCTGAAAGAACTATCCAGAATACTACAGCGGCTGCAAACAATGTTACATATCTTTGGAGAAAGACTGCAGCTACTGCGCCAAGTACATCTAGAACTTTAAAAGTAAATACTACATCACCGATTTCTGTAAAAGAAATGAGTGATGCAGAGATACAGACTCTTACTGAGAGATTAAGAAATAGAATAGTAGCTACTGGTATTGGTCAGTATGCAGTCCAGTCAACTGCTCCTGTCTCTGGTGGTACTTGGGTATCAAGAGGATCGGCATTCTCTGATACAAGAGAAACTACTTCAACTGTAAGTTACACTGGTTCCTATTCTGGAGCATACACGGGTAACTATACTGGTGCTTATACAAGATTCTTCGCTGGAAGTATTGGCGGTTTCTTCTCAGGAACTTATACAGGATTTTATACTGGATCTTATTCTGGTTCATATTCAGGTTTAACATTAAATGCAGGTACAGAAACCGTTTCTACGGTTTCATTATGGGTGAGGACAGCTTAACATGAGAATTATTAGATCACCAAGATGGGCAAATACAGAAAAGACACATATCATATGTCAATTTGAATATGAAGATGGTAGGATCTTAACAGCTAGTGTTACCGATACCGAAGAAGGTAATCCAGATTGGAAAGAAATCTTAGAAACTTTTCCACTTGAACTTATAGATCAAAACACTGCTAATGATCTTGCACTTCATAATGAAAGAAAAGCTCAGAGAGAAGAACAACAAAAGCAAGAAGATGAGATTGCAAAGCAGAACATCTTGTTCTTAGCTAAGTCTGAAGCTTTTGATATGTCTATTATTAGAGATTCAACTTATACCGATCTAAAGTCTAGTCTTAGAAAAGCATCTACTCTTACAGAAATCCATGCATATGCTGGAGCAATAGTAGCACTAGAGACTATTAAGAACTCTTGATATAATTATTTTGTGATGAAAAGTGGTGTTGTTCTTATAGCTTCAATGTCTACTGCATATTATAATTCTGCAGTAAGATGCGCTGTATCAATAAAAGACTACTCTCCAAAAACTAGTATCACGCTCTTTACTCATCAAGAGTTTATGAAAGAGCGTGATATGAAGTATTTTGATCATATCAGTTATGATATTCCATATCATAGAAGAGCCAAGATGAAGGGTATGTACATGTCACCATATGACATTACAGCCTACATTGATGCTGATATGGAAGTCATGTCATCAGAGTTCAATACTATATTTGATTACTTCGAAGATAACGAAATCATGTTAACTAATATAAGAGAACATGTAAGCAAAGAAGTATTCATAGATAAGAATAAGACTCAGAAGATGCAGTATCATGGTGGGTTCATGCTCTATAAAAAGAATGAAAATACCATGAAGCTTTTAAAAGATTGGTACGAAGAGTTTTTAATACAAGATAAATCTGAGTGGAACTATCCTGAGTATTTTCCATCGATGAAACGTTGGGATCAATTTACTCTCTGGAGACTTCTGAAAGAAAGTGAATACAAATATAAGATTGGAATCATGCCAGATGATTATAGATGGAATTATATTTGGCTCTATGACATAAAGGGCGCAGATGGTGATAAGTCACCAATAATATATCATCATACTATACCAGATAGGATTGTTCATGCAGGTCATATCAAACATAAATCCTGAACTCAAAGTCATTCTAGAAGAGTTTAGTAGTTGGTTTTTTAATTCTGATTATCAGACAGAGTTAATACCACATGAAAAACTCGATGACAATGAAAAAGGTGAATATGCTACATCTGGTAATTATTTAAAGGAAGCATTAAAAGATCCAAAAGCATATGGTTATCCTAAGCACATGCTAGGCGCTGTGATGGAAAATAATTTAAAATCAAAACAATTGCAATCTAAAACTTACAGAGAAGCTTGTGATAGTGTTGATAAAAAACTCATCAACTACTTTGGTGCAAGAAATAATGCGTTAAGAGCATACTATCCACCAAGTGGTTATATTGGTTGGCATCATAATGCAAACGCTCCTGGTTATAATATAGTCATAACATGTAATCCAGATGGCGACGGAGAGTTCGAACACTATGATAAAAATACAAATCTAATAACAAGATATCCTGATAAAAAAGGATGGTTTGTTAAAGTAGGTTACTTTGGTTCATTTGAAGAACCAGAAAAAATGTATTGGCATTGCGCAAGAACTAGATCACCAAGATTAACTTTGAGTTATATCGTCCCGCATGCAGATATATGGCAGTCTATGATTGCTGATATTGGTATTCCGGATACAACTCTACAAACAACTTGTAGTATTCTTTAGAATAAAACTTCTTCATACTATTCAAAAGACATATCTTCTTTTCTGGTTTATAGTATCTAGTTTTAGTTTTTTCTTCACCATATACTCTTGAATAAAACCAGCTTTGCTGATAGTGATCAAACTCAAAGTTATTAAATAGAAAATCATCATCTCCTATGTTTTTACACATATGATAATCTGTATTCTCTATAAATCTTCCCCATATATAAGCATCTCTCGTCGTATCTATGGACATCACACTTGAATTAAAAGTGTTTTTCCATACCTCTGATTTTTTCCACCAAGCTTTAATTAGAGTTAATCTCTTTTCATAATCTAATATATCATCTATATTATTTTGAATAATAACATCTAAGTCAAAGTACGTAAAATTATTAAGCTTCATGATATCTTTATTAAAAAGATACATCTTATTCCAATGACCTTCAAGATCATTATCTTTTGGTAGTGATATTATCTCTATGCTTCTGTTGATATCAAAACAATCATCTGTTAAACAGTAGAGTTGAAAAGGATATGTGACTGTTTGTTTCAGCATGTATTCTAACATGTTTACATCTTCTGCAGAGTACAGATGCCCCCACTTTATGCATACTATATTTTTCATATTTTCCCCAATGCTACATACATTCTTACACCACATACATCATATTTTTGTGCAAATATATTTTCACTAAATCCACATTGTTCAACTAGATCTTCTACACAAAATGCTGTGTTTACTTTTCTTCTTTCTTCATCTTCTTTTTGATTAAAAACTAGTACATATTGACCTTTATTGAATATTTTAAGTTCTTTTAATGTATAAAGATATTCGCTGTATGGTATTATGATGAGACTGTCCTTTGTTATATCTCGTATATCTTCAAAATTTACATTTTTATTAAAGTATTCGAACGACAAATTACTAAAATGTTCTTTAACAATATTATATGTAGATCTTATTAGAGGGCTATAATCTATCAATTTAACTTGTGTAGTTATACTACTTTGTTTTTTTGTTTCTAAATCTAAATTGTTTATTAATGTTATTTCAAATAATTCATCTTGTTTATTAATTATTTTTTTACTATTGTTTAGAAAACTAATATCTGTTTCATATCTCGTGTTTAATATATCAAATATATAATATGGTAAGCCACTAGCAATAAATGTTACAGTCTCTGACTTAACAAAATCATATTCATTTAATATACTTCTAAAGATATTAGCTCTTGTTTTTTCGTAATCAGAAAGAAATATCTTCAATCTGGGAATATAATTTTTATTGTATTTTTCTATTTGCTTTTTTAAAGTAAAAACACTAAACACTTTTTGATTCCCACATTGTTTTCGCCCACCCATCTACTTCATGAAGTTCTTTACCAACTCCATGAGATGTATTAAATAAACAAAAATAATAATCATTACGTAACACTTCTGGTTTCATATCATCTTTGTGATCTGCTCCAAAATTATATGCGTACACAATATTTTTTGGATGATACTTCAATTTATCTCTAAATATACCAAATAAAGATTTATCAAAACTAGTGAAGAGAAAATTAATCTTCTTCATATTATCAATATAGAACTTATATAGTGGTTCTAACTGATCATCTTTCCATGTAATAAATGAACTATTAATGTCGCATGCACCCTTATGAAAATATGCATCGCATTGATTAGGATCAGCCCAATAATTCTTAATAAATCTAGGTTCTTCGAAGTTATATTTTTTTATATAATCAGTGAAGTCTTTTAGACAAAGTATGTCGATATCAAATAATATATTTTGACCTGCGCCAATAAAATGTGGGTCAAATAATTTTAGTTTTTCTATAGTAAAAACATTACCAAGACCAAGTATTTTACTACTATCATAATCAATAATATTGATGCTAGGATCTAATCCAGACTTGTCATCAGTGATGCATGTAAACATGACATCACCTCTATAGTTTTTAAGTACAGAGTATAATAATCTGTTTACATATTCAGGACCGTATTTTGTACCCCATTTAAAGCAGTAGACTTTAATAGTCATATTGTACTATACGATGATATCAGTGATTTATCTGTTGGTAGATATGGGTCATTTGAACCATCCCATCTTGAAGACTTCTTAAGTTCAAATGTTATACCGATATTCTCAGCCATCTTTATAGCTTCATCAATCTGGTGTTCATTCGTCTTAAATGGTATGAATACCCATCTCGCTCTAAACTTATATTTTGTAGTCATCTTCATTACTTCAATAATTTGATCATGATCTTCAGAACTCATATTGACTCTATAAAGACCAGCAGTATCTCGAAGACCATCTACAGAAAAAATAACTTCATCTCGTTCTTTGAGCACAGAGAAGAAATTTTCCCACCACTCAATTGTTTTTCCTGACCCATTTGTATGAATCTTAACAACTTTGTTTTTGTCTTTAAATAGCTTTATTATCTCTAAAAATTGTGGATGATAGATAGGATCACCATATGTTCCGCAGAACATAAAACTTTCATAGAAACTATCAGCATATTTCTTGCAAGCTTCTATTGATAAGTCTTGTCTTTTAAGTTCACCTTTCTTGACCAATATTGTTCTAATACATTTTGGACAAGAAATTCTACATCTATTTGTAAGTTCAATATGAATACTATTTTTCATAGCGAAGTATCTCATGATTATGACTAGTAGTCTTAGAAGCGTTCACTCCACATTTCTTCTGACAACATTTTGGCGCGTCATAATAAGATTTGGAAATAAAGTTAAGCCAATCTAAATATTTTAGATCTAAATGAAAGGTGTGAACATCGTTATTGTCTATATTATATCTATCATCGTTAAATATAGACGATTCATATTGTTGTCCATGAGTTGGAAAAACACAACATGGAAGCCATCTACCGTTTGCTGCAACAAAGTGTTCAGTGTTATTTCTGCACTTAGGAATTATCTTTCTTTGTTCTTCTTCATCATATTCCATATTATATCTCCATATTGTAAAAACACATCTGAGTTCTTAGATCAGGATCTCCATCACCATTTGGTGGCAGTAATTGTATAGCTTTTATATATTCACTAACTGGCTTATTATCAATATCTATATTAAGTTTATTCTTGAAAAATGAATTAGTCGGAGCATATACAGGATATTCACAATCATTTATAAACTTTTTAATATTATATTGTTGTCTATTAAATTCTTTCAATAGATCTTTATTTTTATACCAATCATATTTTGGATATGATATATCAAAACCACCAGCGCTTTGCCACCACTCAACACATTCTTCTATAGGTTGTTTTATAACAAAAATAATTTTACTTGTTGGAAACGTTTCTACTAACCAATCTAAATTATAGGCTAGTGAATGACTCTTAATTAGATAATTACGAAAATCATCATGCTCAGAAAAAGCTTTAGCTATTTCTTTTTTAAAAGAGATTTTATTATAGAAGTCTTGTGGTGATTCGAATCTATAACCAAATTCCATGCCAGTTCCAAAATAAGAACCTTGGTGATTGACAAGATGAGACCAAGACTTACTATTCTTAATATAATATTCTCTCTCAGAAGTGTGATCTGAAAGATTCAATAAAAGTTTTGGTGAATATTCTAATATTGATGCTATTCTAGACCAAGAACTTCCAGGAGCTCCAATAAAAAATATAAGTTGATCATCTCTCATAATATATAATTCACAGTTTAATTTGTTAAACTATCACATTTGCTCTATAAAGTAAACCAGTATCTATTTCTGAACCTCCAGAAACAAACTGCGATTGTGTAAATGGTGCAAAAGAAGATGCATTTAATGTTGAAAAATAAGCATCAACATAATTGACAGTTTCATAAATTGCATCAGAAATTTGTTGATGTGTTACACTTTCAGCCGGCAAACAAAATAATACTTTTCTTCTCATTTGATCTGGGCGAGCAGTAGATGCTGTTAGTGTATCATAAAGATTCTGATAATATTCAACAACACCACTTAGATCTTGTTTCTTAATAAAAAAGAGTCTAGAACCAGATGGAAGATTATCTTTAAAAGCCGAAATTAGTCTTGATGTTGGTGCAAGACCATTCATTATTCTAATACCAAAATTTGCTTCATTTTTTCCAGTAGTATCAAACATATTTTCTACCATAGTTGGTAGAGCACCGGTCTCTATACTGGACCTATATGTTCTTCCGGAAATAACATTTATATTCTGATACGGGAATTCAAAAAGTTCACCATTCTTATCTTCTACAATATCAGCCGTAGAAGGATGTTCTAATATTGTGTTGATCTCTGAAAACAAGGGATCAAATGACACAAAAGCATTAATTCTCATTTATTTCTCTCCTTCTATAATAGCGTGTATTCTGTCTAACCAATCTTTACCATAGAGATCTATCAAGACTTCGTCTATACGCCATTCATTGTGTTTATCTGCAATCTTAGTATTTATGCTTGGTAATAAATCATCTAAATTACTATTAGTTTGCACATCTGGATTATATACAGCTATAGTAGTTCCTATGCCATATTTTTTAAATCCTTTTCTGCCTATAAAATATTCAGCATCTTCTTCAAACATGGTATCATAAAATTGTAAGTCATCTTCTAAGCCAAGTGAATCAACTAATTGTTTAAAGTCTTTCATGCTAAAGCTTAGCTTATTCTTTCTCATAAATTCAAATATTAATCTGTTCTCTATCTTTATATGTTCATACAATTTTTCATCAGTGCCATACCAGCCATAATATGGAAATTTAATATTCCAACCACCTACAAGATGCCACCATTTAAAAGCTTCATTGTCTCCATTATAAACCATTATAATTTTAGCTTTAGGAAAGTTTTCTTTTAACCAATCTAAATTATATGAAAACCAGTGTGATTTTATTATTTTATAACCATGATCAAAATCATTAAAAGCTTTCTTAATTTCTTCTAAAAACTCTTCTTTTGTATGATTAGTCAAATCATCAAAAAATTCACCTATACCATGTTCAGGTCCAAAGTATGCTGATGAATGCATTCCAACATTTTTTTCATGACCATGAAAACTTACTTTTGTTTGATAGGTTGGAAACTTTTCTTTATCTGAGGAATTAATATCTTTGTGATGAGCAAGTATACTTAATACTCTACTCCATTTGCTACCAGGAGCTCCAGCAGCAAATATAAGATCATGGCCATCAGTCATTGTTTTCTCCATATCCAATATAATCTTTCAATAGGTCTTGGAGAAACACCAGCCTGTTCTGATGCTCTATCTCTCCATTTATCATTAATACCTTTGCCATCTCTTTTTAATCTACGAATTATAGTAGGTTCTACTTGTAATGTAAAATTAAAATAATTAGTCCAATATTTTATCTTTTCTTCAGTCCAAATATAATATGGTATCATGTCACTCTTATGAATATTACCTCTAAAAACTGATATTCCACCATTCTTTAATACTCTATTCATTTCTGTAAGTTGTGTATGTATTAAATTATCATCACCAAAATTTATACTTCCATAACATAAACAAGCATCGACTGAATTATCTTCATATGGCAGAGAAGATATATCAGTTATAATATCTGCTCGGTCATTTGTTATATCAATACCAATTAAATTTATTATATGTTCTTTATATTGATTGTCACCACAACCTAAATCTAAAACTAAATCTGGAATCATACGATTAATAAGTTGTATTGTTTCATCACCACATTTTTCGAATTTATTGTAATGAAACTTTCTAAATTTAGGATCGGAACGATCAAACACTTTTTTTATTGATTCGTTTAATTCATTCATATACTAATTACTCTTGGACATGACTTCATAAATTCATATGTTTTCTCTGTCACTGCGCCAGTAATATTCAAAGTAGGTCTTGGTTCATGACCAAAGTTACAAGTACCATGTGGCACATCTCTCCAAGGCCAAGTAATGCAATCACCTTTTGACCAGTGAATATATTCATTGCCTTGTTTCCAAACTTGACCTTCTTTTTGATCATCTAAAAATACTATAACTCTCATGATTAGCCTTTGATCATGATCACACGAAGCAAAAGTATTATAGTCTTCTCTCTGTTCTTTTAATATTCCACCAAAATTATCTAAGTGCCAATAAAACATTTGTCCAGGCATCTGCACATCAAACTTTATATTTGGTTTTTTACTCTTTTTTCCAGCAGGATGATCAAATTGAAACAATTCTGCTATCTTTGTCATGCTGTCTGGCAAATCTGCATGTCTTATTCTATTTAAGACAGCATATGAATCATCATCACCATCTACTTTATAACCCCACTTTTTGAAATCATTATATTCTAAGTTATTATTGTTATCGAAACGTGGGTTTGATCTATAGTCAAATGTAGCTGGTTCAGATTGAGACATCATTTTCTTTACGTCTTCTTGCCAGTCACCTTCAAACTTACATATTGGAATATAATTTGGTATATTACCTACATCATCTCCAACTTTTTTATTAAAATTATATAGACTTGTTGCTTTACAGAATTCATATAGACCATTGAAACCATGATATGTTACTGGTTCTTTAGTTTTTAAAGATGTCCACTGATCATATGGTGAATTTGTATAACTTATCATCCTAACCTCTTCATTATATAGAAGTATCTTTCATCACCCTGTTGATTTGTTTCAATAGCAAATCTAATCATCTTAAGATTATGTTCTTTCATTAACATGAAAATGTGTTCTTGAGTCCATGGGAACCAATCAATAAACTTAAAGCTAGTCTTATCTTTAGTAAAAGGTTTATGATCAATACCGGGATTAAATCTAAAATAAAGATAACCATCAATCTTAGTCATGTTTACAACTTTAGCAAACATAGTATCGATGTGTTTTTTATCAGTTCCAAAGTTTAAGCTACCAAGTGCCAATACTTGATCATATTGCTTCTTTGGTTCAAACTCTTCAAGAGTCTTCTTAATATCTGCTTTAGGATGATATGGGTCCAAACCTACTAGATTTTGAACTTTATCTTTGTAATAGTTATCACCACAACCAACATCCAAAACAGACTTTGGTTTCTGCATATTAGCAAACTTTATGAGATACCTACCTGACTCTGGGTATCCATGCTTAGATTTCCAGACTCCAGAAAAGTATCTAGAAATATACTTCACATGCATAGCATCACAAAATTCTTGTAATGTTTGGTAATCTTCAGCTTTTAGATCAAACATAAAGTTTTCATCTACCCATTCTGGGGTAAGAAACTTATTAAAGTTCTTATTATTGATCTTGGGGAATTCATTCTTGATATAATTGAGTATTTTCATGTTTTCTCCATAATATAATTATTACTCTGTCTTATTTATAAATACTTAAAAGGCATACCGGAGTTAAAAATGGCAGTACCAGCATCAAGATCACAATTCAAAGAATATTGTCTCCGTACACTTGGCAAGCCTGTATTGGAAATCAATGTTGATGATGACCAAGTTGAAGACCGTATAGACCAAGCTTTAAGATATTACTGGGACTATCACTTTGACGGCTCTGAAAAGATCTATTATAAACACCAAGTAACGGCTCAAGATAAAGTAAATAAGTATATAACTTTACCTGAAAATATTATTGGTGCAATTAATATATTTGATATTGGTGATGCTTTAAATACCAATAATATGTTTAATATTAGATATCAGATAGCTCTTAATGATCTCTACACACTAACATCAGTTTCAATGGTACCATACTATATGGCTCTTCAACACATCCAGATGTTAGAATATTTATTAGTGGGTAAACAGCCTATCAGATATAATAGACATACTGATAAATTACATATCGATATGGATTGGAATAAACTTGAAGATAATCATTATCTTATAGTAGAAGCATATGAAGTAATTGATCCGGATACATATACCGATGCATGGGGTGATCGTTGGCTTGCGCAATATACGACTGCTCTTATTAAGAAGCAGTGGGGAACAAATATGAAGAAGTTTGAAGGCATGACTTTGCCTGGAGGTATTAAGTTCAATGGTCAAAAGATCTATGATGAAGCCGATGAAGAAATAAAAGAATTAGAAAAAGAAATGATCAGCAGCTATAGTCTGCCAGTAACAGATATGATAGGCTAATGGCTACAAATTTTTATTTTAATAATTTTCATAACAGTCAAGAACAACTTCTCATTGAAAATTTAATCATTGAGACCATAAAAATTTATGGTCAAGATATGTATTATGTGCCGAGAGTTATTAAAAATAAAGATGAAATCTACGGTGCAGATGATATTTCTGAATATAATAGAGCATATCCTGTAGAACTATACATAAAATCTATTGATGGCTTCAGTGGTGATGGCAACTTTATGTCTAAGTTTGGTCTTGAAATTAGAGATCAAGTAGTATTCTCTATTGCACAGAGAGTATTTTATGAAGAAGTTGGTATGGATAGTGCACTAATTAGACCAAACGAAGGTGATTTAATATATTTCCCATTAAATAATAAACTATTTAAAATCATGTTTGTAAATAAATTCGAAATGTTTTATCAGCTTGGAGCTTTACAAACGTGGGAACTTACATGTGAACTCTTTGATTATTCTAGTGAAAAATTTAATACTGGTATAGCTGAAATAGATTCTATACAAAAGAACTTTTCATTGAATGCGTTCGACTGGGCGCTCTTGAATGAAAGCGAAGAAAGAATAATGACAGAAGATAGTGATTATATTGTTCTAGAAAACTTCACTATAGAAGAGATAGATGATCTATCAGATAATAAATTCATCCAAGATGAAACAGATGATTTCTTAGATTTCACTGAAAAAGATCCATTCTCTGAGAACGGAACATATTAATGTTTGGACATACATTTTATTTTAGCACAATACGAAAATACGTAACTTTATTTGGAACATTGTTTAATGATATCCATATTACTAGAACTGATGCTAGTAACACGACTGTAGCTTTATTGAAAGTTCCATTAGCATATGCACCAAAAGAAAAAGTTTTAGCCAGAGTAGATGCTGATCCGAATATAGATAGACAAACTGCAATAGTATTGCCTCGTATGTCATTTGAAATGACCGATATGAGATATGATTCTAGTAGAAAATTAGGAACTACTGGAAGAAGAGTTGTAAAAGATGCAGATTCTACAAGTAGATTAAAATATCAATATAATCCTGTTCCATATAATATATCATTTAGACTTTATATATACGTTAAAAATGCAGAAGATGGTACTAAGATTGTAGAACAAATACTTCCATTCTTCACACCAGATTGGACTACTACAGTTCAGTTGATTCCGGAAATGGGAATCAACATGGATATTCCTGTTGTACTAGAATCTGTAAATATAGAAGATACGTATGAGGGTGATTTTGATCAGAGAAGAGCTCTAATATGGACACTTGACTTTACATTAAAAGGGTATATCTATGGTCCAGTTAAGAAGTCTGGTATAATCAAGTTTGCAAATACTAATTTCTATATTCCACCGGTTGCAGATGGAGAATTGGCAAGTGCAGTAGGTAATACTGATGTATCTGAAAGAGTAACAGTTAGACCCGGCTTAACTGCGAATGGAACTCCTACATCAAATGTAGCAGAATCTGTAGCATTGTCAGTTATTGAAGCAGATGATGATTTTGGTTATTGCATCAGCATAGATACTATTATAACAGAGTGAGTAAAAAATGTCAACAGCTAATAATGATCCAATAGCTAATGCTTTAGGTGTTAGCCCCATAAGTAGTATGGTAAAATACATTGAAAAAACAGCCAATGATGATACAGCGAAAGATGACTTTACAGTAGCACGCGCTAATATACACAATATCATTGAAACTGGCTCTGACGCTCTTGATAAACTCATGCAACTTGCAGATCAATCACAGTCCGCACGTGCTTATGAAGTTGTAGCTATCTTAATGAAGAACTTACTCGATGCAAACAAAGATCTCTTAGGTATACAGAAAACTATAAGAGAGATTGAAGATATCGAAAAACCAACTAATAATACCACTGTGCATAATAACAATTTGTTTGTTGGATCAACTGCAGAACTTCAAAAAGTAATTCAGGACATGAAAAAGAATGACTGAAGAAGTCTTAATTGAAGGTGGTTATAAGGGTAACGTAAATCTTAAAAGACGTTCTGTCGAGATACAATGGACTCCGGAACTTGTACAAGAATATGTTAGATGCGCCAAAGATCCTGTATATTTTATTGAAAAGTATATGAAGATCATTAGCATCAATGAAGGTTTAATTAATTTTAAACTTTATGATTACCAGAAAGAAATGGTAAAATCAATGGCCGAAAATAGATATACGGTCATTGCTACTGCTCGTCAGGCTGGTAAGTCAACTACGACATGTGGTTTCATTTTATGGTATATTATATTCCATGCAGATAAGACTGTAGCTCTTCTTGCTAACAAGGGTGACACGGCAAGAGAAATTCTTGGACGTATTCAACTTGCTTATCAGCATCTTCCAAAGTGGTTACAACAGGGTATCATTGAATGGAATAAGGGTTCATTCGTCCTTGAAAACAATTCAAGAGTCATAGCAGCTGCTACATCATCAGATGCCATTCGTGGTTACTCTATTAACCTTCTATTCATAGACGAAGCAGCATTTATCGATACATGGGATGAGTTCTTTACATCAGTTTATCCTACTATTTCATCTGGTAGTGATTCTAAGATCGTACTAGTTTCTACTCCAAATGGATTAAATCATTTTCATAAAATATGGGTAGAAGCCGAACAGGAAAAGAACCAATATAAACCTATCAAGGTTATGTGGTATGATGTTCCCGGTAGAGATGAAACATGGAAGACAGATACAATAGCTGCCATGAGCTTCGATACAGAGAAGTTCGAACAGGAATATTGTGTAGAGTTTCTTGGTAGTTCTGGTACTCTAATTGCTGGTTGGAAATTAAAAGAACTTGTAGCTAAGACACTACTTTTTGATAAAAACGGTGTCAAACAATATGCAGAGCCTAAGCAAGGACATTCATATGTTATGGTTGTCGACGTTTCACGTGGAAAAGGATTGGACTATTCGGCATTTCAAGTCATAGACGTATCTAAAATGCCATATGAACAAGTTTGTACTTTTAGAGATAATATGATTACTCCTACTGATTATTGCTCTATAATTCATAGGATTAGCAAATCTTACAATAATGCTTCTGTACTTGTCGAAATTAATGATATTGGCGGACAAGTAGCAGACATGTTATATTATGAATATGATATGGATACTCTTTTATCATCTGAAAATGATGGTAGAGCTGGAAAGAGAATCTCTTCTGGGTTTAGCGGCTCGAGCGCCGATAAAGGTATTAGAACAACTAAGACAGTCAAATCTGTAGGTTGTTCTATAATGAAACTACTTATAGAACAAAACCAATTGATTATTAATGATCATGAAACTATTCATGAACTTTCTGTATTTTCAAGGAAAGGAAAGTCATACGAAGCAGAATCCGGCAATCATGACGATTTGGTTATGGGCTTGGTCCTTTTTGCTTGGCTCTCTGATCAACATTACTTCAGAGAGATGACAGATATTAATACTTTGACTAAAATTAGAGATAAAGATGACGATCAAATAGCCAGTGAACTAACACCATTTGGATTTTTTTCTGAAGGTGATGATGAACCAGATTTAGATCTACCTAAATCTGAAAACTGGATGTGGGCTAATGAGAAATTAACATGAAATATCTCTTATTATAAATAAATTAAACGTTAATAATAATATTTCCATGCATGGAAGGAGAAAAAAATGCCATTTCAAGTTAGTCCAGGTGTAAACGTTTCTGAAATTGACCTAACAACGGTAGTGCCTGCAGTATCAACGACTGAAGGTGCTATTGCAGGTATCTTCAGATGGGGTCCTCTAGACAAGAGAGTATTGATTGATTCAGAAAATGCTCTAGTATCACGCTTTGGTAAGCCACATAAGAACTTCGCTGAAGAAACATTCTTTACAGCTGCAAGCTTTCTTTCATATGGAAACAAGCTTTATGTTGTTCGTGTTGCTAATACAACCACTGATACAGCAAACATAGGAACTCTTACAGCATTTGCTAATGTTGGAACTGTTGCAAACGCTTTAGCTCAGGTTGTTAAGAACGAAGAACACTATGAAGAAATGGATGGTTCTTTTGATGCCGATGTATTATATGTAGCCAGATATCCTGGTCATCTTGGTAACTCACTAAGAATTTCAGTCTGCGATACAGCTAATGCTTATCAATCAACAGTTCAACTATCAAATGTTGAAAATGATTATAGCGGTACATTTACCGCAAACTCATCAGGATTATCAATTTCTGTTGGTGCTAACAGCGTAGCATTTAATACAAACACTGATATCGGTTCAAACGGTTTCATTAGTATTGCTACAAACCCAATTGGTAACGGAACTTATGTTAAGTACCTTACAGCAGCTGGAAACACTGCTCCAACAGGCTTAACAAACAATTCTCTTTATCTAGTTATTTCTTCAAATAGCTCAGGTCTTCAGCTTGGTAACACAAGTTATTTCGCAAATGCTGTTTCATTCAATGCTAACTCAGATGTTACTGATGCAGATGAAACCATTGCAATTGCTTCTGCAAATACAAAGTATGCTGTTGGTGATAAAGTACAATACTTAGTTGCAGCTGGTAATACTGCTGTCAGCGGTCTATCTAATGGTTCATACTATTGGATTGCAACTGCCAACACAACAACAGTTACTCTTGCAGCAACATATGGCGGCGCCAATGTTAATATAACAAAGGGTGCAACAGAAAGTGGTCACAGCTTAACTGCAGTTGAAAGATTAATCGTTCCAACAGCAAAAGCAAACTCAGAAAGCCACACTTTTGTAGCATGGAGCGCTGCTCAGACTGCTATCCTATCACTCTCATCTTCAATTATTGCTGGTGATTTGATTAAAGTTGGTAACGCATCAATCGGCGAACAGTTTATGAAGGTTACTTCAGTAGGAAGTAACGTTACTGCTTCAAATACAACTCTAACAATTGCAGTAACTACAGAAGATAACTACAGACTTAAGTCTGCATATACATCTAATAGCATTACTCGTTATTGGGAATTCTATAACACATTTGATAGAGCTCCTGGACAGTCAGAATATGTTACAGAATTTGGTAATACTTCTGCAAACGACGAAATGCACATTGTAATAGTTGATGAAAATGGAAGATTTACAGGTGTTAGTGGAACAATATTGGAAACATACAAAGGCGTTTCAAGAGTAGACGATGCTAAGACCGCTGATGGTGGAGCTCTATATTATAAGACAATAGTTAATGAACAGTCAAAGTATATTTGGTTTGCAAACGATAGAATTGGTGCTGTTCATAATAATGCTATAAACATCGTAAGTTCAACAAATGATAATCCATTGAATCTTCAATTCAATGGTGGTCAAGACGGTTACGGCGAACTTAATGCTACTCTTGCAGTCATAGCTTCTGGTTATGATAAGTTTGCCTCAGCTGAAGACGTTGATGTATCACTTATCCTTCAGGGTAAGGGTAAATCGAGTGCAGATCTTGCTAACTATATTATCGATAATATTTGCGAAGTAAGAAAAGACTGCGTAGCATTTGTTTCACCACTAAAGGCAGATGTTGTCAACAATGTTGGCGATGAAATGAATGCAATCTTAGACTTCAAGAACAATATAAGAAGTACTTCTTATGCAGTTGTTGATTCTGGTTATAAGTACATGTACGACAAGTACAATGATGTTTATCGTTGGGTACCTCTAAACGGTGATATTGCTGGCCTCTGTGTTCGTACAGACAATACAAATGATCCTTGGTGGTCACCAGCTGGTTTCAACCGTGGTAACATCAAGAATATTGTTAAGCTAGCTTATAATCCTAACAAAGCAGAAAGAGACCAACTCTATAAAGCTGGTGTAAATCCTGTAGTTGCATTCCCTGGTCAGGGTATTGTACTCTTCGGCGATAAGACTGCTCTTAACAAGCCATCAGCATTTGATAGAATTAATGTTCGTAGATTGTTCATTGTTCTTGAAAAAGCTATTGCTACAGCTGCTAAGTTTACTCTCTTCGAATTCAACGATGAATTTACAAGAGCTCAGTTTAAGAACTTAGTAGTACCGTATTTGAGAGATGTTAAAGGCCGTCGTGGTATCACAGACTTCTTAGTTGTTTGTGATCAAACAAACAATACACCTGAAGTAATTGATCGTAACGAGTTTGTCGGTGATATCTACATTAAGCCAGCTCGCTCAATCAATTTCATTCAGTTGAACTTCGTTGCTGTTAGAACTGGTGTTGCCTTCTCTGAAGTCGTTGGCAAGTTCTAATAAATAGAAATAAAAAAGGAGTTTAACAGATGGGTTTCAATATAGACAGCTTTAAAGCAAATGGTTTGATTAATGGTGGCGCAAGACCATCACTTTTCAAAGTAATTATGCAATTTCCTGCAGCACCCGGTATTGAGGGTGATGGAGAAAGAGCTTCTTTCTTAATTAGAGCAGCTCAATTACCAGCATCGACGGTTGATCCCGTCGATGTCCCATACTTTGGTAGAAAGATTAAAATTGCAGGTGATAGAACATTTGCTGATTGGACTATCACAGTAATGAACGACGAAGATTTTAAACTTCGTAATGACTTCGAAGCATGGTTAAACTGGATTAACACACATGTTTCAAACAGATCTGCTTCAGGTACAGGCTCGCCAGAAAGCTATAAAGTAGATATTCAAGTCTACCAATTCGGTAAAGCTGGTCCTGGAGATGATGCTGGTGTCATTAGATCTTATAATCTTGTTGGAGCTTTCCCAACTACTGTAGATGCTATCTCATTAGATTGGGATACAACTAACACAATCGAAACTTTTGATGTTACTTTTGCTTATGATTATTGGGAACCTATGGTTGCTGGTCCATCTCCATCAAGTTATCCAGTACAGTTGGCAGGCGATATTTAATAATTAATATATATTATGAAACAACTTTAAACAAAGTAGGATTTGATGGCAGAGCTTTTTGGATTTGAATTCAAAAGAAAAGAAAAAGAAGAATCGTTCCCGTCGTTTGTTCCAAAAGAAGCAGACGACGGGGCGGTAACGATATCTGCCGGAGGTTCTTACGGAACATACGTCGACTTAGATGGAACCGTAAGAACTGAGGCAGAATTAGTCACGAAATATAGAGAAATGTCAGTGCAGCCAGAAATTGATGCTGCAGTTGATGAGATTGTTAATGCTTCTATATGTGTAGATGAAGAAGATATTCTTAAACTAGTTTTAGATGATGTACAAGTTGCACCAAATATTAAGAAAGCAATACAATCCGAGTTTAAAGAAGTCTTAAGACTCATAGATTTTAATAATCATGCCTATGATATTTACAAAAGATGGTACATTGATGGCCGTCTTTATTATCATGTAGTTATTGATGATGTTAATGTTAGAGATGGTATTAAAGAAGTTAGATATATTGATCCTCGTAAGATTAGAAAGATCAAAGAAGTCTCTAAAAAGAGAGTTAAGAATGGCGATGCAACAGTTACTAAGACTGAAGCAGAATACTACATTTTTAATGACAGAGGCTTTAACGTTGGTAACAAACAGAGTGGACCAACAACACAATCAGGTTTAAAGATTGCTAAAGATGCTGTAGTGCATGTTACATCAGGTTTAACTGATACATATGGGACTATGGTCTTATCACATCTTCATAAAGGTATTAAACCTTTAAATCAGCTTCGTACTCTTGAAGATGCTACAGTAATCTATCGTATCTCACGCGCACCAGAACGTCGTCTTTGGTATATCGATGTTGGTAATCTTCCAAAGATGAAAGCCGAACAGTACGTAAGAGAAATTATGGTTAAACATAAGAATCGTCTTGTCTATGACGCTGCTTCAGGCGAGATCAGAGACGATCGTAAGTTCATGACGATGTTAGAAGACTATTGGCTTCCACGTCGTGAAGGAGGAAGAGGTACGGAAGTTACTACCCTCCCAGCGGGTCAAAATCTCGGCGAAATGGATGATGTTCTTTATTTCCAAAAGAAATTATATAGATCACTTAATGTTCCAGTAAGTCGTATTGAACAAGAAAACACTGCTTTTAATATTGGCAGATCTTCTGAAATTACACGAGAAGAAGTAAAGTTTAGTAAGTTTGTTTCAAGACTTAGAAGAAAGTTTTCATCATTATTTCTTAAACTATTAGAAAGACAACTCGTTCTTAAGGGTGTTATTACCATAGAAGATTGGAATGACATTTGTAAAGATATGAAGATTGACTTTACTAATGACGGATTCTTTACCGAACTCAAAGACAATGAAATCTTAAGTTCAAGAATTGATGTTTATAATAATATGATGCCACTAATTGGTAAGTATTATTCGAATGAATGGGTACAGAAAAATATCTTAAAGCAAACAGATGAAGATATTGAAGAGCAAAGAGCAAAAATCATAGAAGAACAAGAAGATGAAATCTTTAATCCACCAATGATGGATGATGGTACTATGGATCCATCTGCCGGCGGTGGTGGAGCTCCTCAACAAACAGGTGGTGATGCATCTACAGGTCAAGATGATGGTTCTAAGAAACTTATAGATGCACAAAATACGTATCAGCGTTTAATAAATAAAGATAATAAATCATTGCAAGATATGTCTAAGTTGAAATCTGCTTCACAGATTATAGCTA